GTAGGTAACTTAGGTATTGCTGGTATCACTACTTCAAGTGATGCTTTCAAAGGTGGATTATTAAATCAACCTACTACTTTAGTTGGTTATGAAGCGTTAACAGATGCACAATGGACAACTTATGATGTCAATGACTTTGTTGGTATGTTCGTTGGTGCTGTTGCACAAATGAAACAAGACTTACGATTCAATCGTGATTTCTTTCCTAACAAAGTACTCGTTCCACCAACACTTATGACTGCTATGCAAAATGCTGCATTAGTAGGAGAATTAGCTGCTGGTACAGGTGCTGGTGTCGCAACTTCAATTTTCGAATACATTCGTCAAGAAGTTCGTAACCGTTTAAGCATTGATGTGGTATTTGAAGAATTACCATACTTAGATGCTGGTGCTGCTGCTACTCAAGGATTCTTCGTTGAGCAAGCTGGTGCTAACTCTACAGGTCGTGTAGTTATTTATCGTCAAGACGAAAAAGTAATTAAATTACCTATTACAATGGCATTAACTGGTGGTGCTGCATTGCCTTCACCAACAGAAGATGGTATTCGTAAAAACTATGTTGCTTTCGCTGGTCCACTCTTAGTAGTTTACCCAGAAACAATTTACTATATTGATAACAAAGCTGCATAATTAACATTCATTGGGTGGGTGAAAATCCACCCCTTGATATAGCAGTATCTCATTGAGGTATTCCTATATGAAGTATCAGTATAAAAAAATGTAATATTTACGGCAACCCTCTTAAATGGGTGTTAAAGAAATTGAGAGTTATCTCTCAGCCGTATTGGTGGGACAGGACACCTAAAACCCTGCTCCATAGATTATCAAATGGTTAAAAGCCAAATAAAGGAGAAATGTATATGAGTATGATACCTTTTGAAAATTACAATCAAGTAATTACAGGAAATAGTCTTAATGAATTATTCATTGATATTATTAACCCTTATGGTTTTATGACGAACTTTGCTGTACAAGTCATAGCACCAACATATCCAAGTATTCCAACGGTTGACCCAGAGGAACCAACATTTACAATCAATGACTTTTTAATTTGGGCTAGACCCTTTAAAGAGTATTTAACAGAAGGTGCTGATAGTGCCTTTTATCCGTTATGGTTAGTAATGTTAGAACTTGCTAAAACAAAAGTGCGTTGGTCTATAGTACAAGAGGCGACTATTTGGAAAAGATTACTTTCTTTATACATCGCTCACTACATGGAACTTACATTACAAACATGGAAAGATGAATCCAATAGAAATTCATTAAATCCAGAAGATGCTGATAAGAAAGTAAAAGTAGAACTTGTTGTCAATGACTTAGTTGCTAATGAATATATGAAAACCATGTATGGTCAAATGTTCTGGCACGAGTACAAAGACTTTGGTCGTTTTGCAGACGGCATTTGGGGATTACACATTTAATAAAAAAAGGAAGGTGGGTCATTATGGCAATACCTACAAGTGATTTTATAATAAAACCTTTTGATGATGAAAAGATGTTTTACAATGTCGATTTACATCAATATATATTAGACTTAGATTATGCAATGCAAGAAACAGGTTTAGGTGACCTTGCTATTGATTTGGGTGGTATCGATAATGCTAAGTGGTTATTAGAATGGGTATCAAGAACAGCATACACTTATATTCGCTCGTTTAAGGACTCTAAATTTGAAAGACGACTAAGTTATTATCTATCTCACTCAAAACAAGCGAGAGAGGCAATTAGACGCTTTATGATTGATATCTTGTTTTATACAGAGCAAGAGGGTGGTTTGTTTATGACTTATGTCACTGGTATTAACTTACAAGAGGCTAAAAATATTACTACAATTACATTAAAGACTGCCGTTGGTACAGTTGGTGACCAAATCGCCAAAAACTATGGTTTGCAAGAAAGAGAATTTAGATACGATTTTGATTTGGATGAACAATACGGAATTGAATGGTAGGTGGTTAAATGAGAAATATTTCTAAAATAAATTTACTCACAAAAATACCAAACCAAACACTTAGAGCAAAATATTATGCTCCAAAGACTCGTAGAGATATTGAGGAGTTATATCCTGATTTTCAGTCGCTTTCACCGAAACAAATTAAAGAATTATATTCAAATAACTTTTTAAATGAACATCGTGGTGATTTTTTAGAACAAGAAGGTCAATCCTTTAGATATAAGGACGGTACTGAAGATATTTATATTAAGTCTGGTTTTGAAAGTGATGTCTTTGAATATATGGATAGAAATATGATGGATAAGAAAAAGTACCGTATTATTACAGATATAACACACATCGACTTTGTTGCTGGTGGTCGTGTAGAAATAGATGGTATATTCTTTGAAATTATTAAAGTCATTGGTATGACATCTGATATACCAACACAAAATAAATTTCGTGCTTTAAAAGGTGTTAAAAACCCTGCTCAATACGCTCCTAAATTGCTACAGTTAGTGTAGGAGGTTTATATGGATGTTACTATAGAAAGTAAAACATATAAAGGAATAAACGAAGGTTTGAAAAATTCTTTGTGGCATGTTGCAGTTTTAAACGCACCATATAAAACAGGAAACTTAAGAAGTTCGATAAAAAGAGTTTCTATGAATGATAACAAGGTTATTTATATATATAGTGAAGCACAAGCGTACTATACAGATTTTTTAGAAAATGGACTAGGTAGAAACAAAAAACATATTGGTTTTATAGAAAACTTAACAGTTGGTTCTATGTTTACTGAGATATATAATTATGCAAAAAGTGATAAATTGTCTTTTTCTGGTATTCCAGTTGTTGTTTTAAGAACAGACAAACAAAGAAGTTATGAAAGAAAAATGATGAAAGCAATGGGGTTTTCATCAGAAATAAGAGTCAATGCAGTTGATAGAGCAACACTTAGTTGGATGAAATTCCAAAGTAATAAAAAAGGAAAAAATAAATTTAAAACAGGTTTAGAAAAATATGGTGACAAACTTGAAAATGTTGCTGTTGAAAACTTAGAACGACAAACAAAGTCAAGTAGATTTAATAATAATTCTAGATAAGGTGGTGGTAAATAGTGAAAAGTTATATCAAAAAAAATGATATATTAAACTATATTTTAGAAAAATTTAATGATGATAATGCCACTCAAGATGTTAGATTTGTTATGGGTTCTGAGGGTATGCCACTTTACAAACCAATTAGTTTTGAGGGTGTAAATGGAACTCCTGATGAATTTGAGTTTTTCGATGAAAATACATACTTAATTTCAAAAGAAAATGCAATACCTATATCTATACCAATTATACAAGCAGATTATGCCAATTTAAAAACGATAAATGAAGATAAAAATTTAAACTCTGCGACATGGTCTGTTGCTGTATCTTTCTTAGTGTTTGCTAATAGTTACATACATAATAAGTTAGTTTTCGCTATTGAAGAATTTAGAGATAAAATGTTAGGTAAAGCAGATATACTTAATGTTAAACAATGGGATTATGCAAATGTAGAAACAGCCGCTGCACATTCTCATTATACAATTGTTTCTGCAACTGGAGATTTAGCTCCTGGTGATTTATTAACAATCAATGGGGATATATTTTTAGAATATACATTACAAATAGATTTAGATATTAGTGAAGGCATTGATTATGGTAATCAATATGAATTTTATCTAAGCAATGAAACGCATACAACACCAGAAAGATTATTACCTATACAAGTAAGTTGGGGAGTCAACAACTCGGTTAAAGCAAATCAATTACTAAGAAATCAAAATGTTTTAGGTGACCAAAGCGTATCTACTCATGTTAAAAATAGATATAAAGCAATACATAATTTAATAGATACAAAGGGTTTTTCAATCAATATGACACTTATTAAAACTCAAAACTCATCATCTATAGTAGAAGATTTGTTTGAGGAAACATATTCTTTATATGATGTGATGAATAGACCTTATAAATTAACAATGAAATACAGACCTATTATAGGTGACGCTGGACAAAAATCATTTGGTACAGCAATAAATAAATTTTCTTATGATGTTATTATCATGGAAGCAACCACAGAAGCAGTTCATGGTGATGATTTAACATTTAATATTTCTATGGTATCCAGTTGGAATGAGGTGGCATAATGGCACAACATTCAATAACAATTATAAATAGAAATGTAGGTTCTTCAGAAAGAAAAACAGAATCTAAAGATAAGAAAACAAGTGCAAAAAATAAATCATTAAATGGTGGCGTTTCTAACAGAAATAAACCAATGGTTAAAAATAATAAAAATATAAAAATTAGCAAAGATTTTATATCTGGTGGTTTAGCTGTCGCAGCAGCAGTTGCAATAGCA